AGATAACCCAATGCAGATGGAAGCAATTAAAAAAAAACAACAAGATGCTTTAGAAGCAAATTATGGATATCGAAATCCTCAACAGTGTCCAGATATTCGAGAAAAAACTCAACAAACTGTATTGGAATTTTATAATGTAGATCATATATCGAAAGCGCAATGTGTAAAAGATAAAAAAATTGAAACTTGTTTAGCAAACTCAGGGTATTCTCATCCTTCTAAAATTCCAGAAGTAAAGGAAAAAAAGATTGAAACATGTAACAAAAATTGGGGAGTGGATTTTCCATTACAACATCCTGATATTATTGCTAAAAAAAATGCAACTACAATGGAACATTATGATGTAGAATACCCATTAAAAAATCCAGACATTATGGAAAAAAAAAATCAAACAATGATGAATAAGTATGGTGTAAAATATCCACAACAATGTGAAGCTGTTAAAGAAAACACTCAGAGCACAAATTTATCAAAGTATGGATATGCTCATACTTTTCAAGTAGAAGAATTTCAAGACAAAGCTAAAAAAACGATGATGGAAAAATATGATGCTGAATATCCTTTGCAAATTTCTGAATTTATTCATAAAAAAGAACAAACTTGTTTGCAAAAATACGGGTTTAAGCATGCATCCCAAAATGCAGATGTTAAAAAAAAACTTGAGCAAACAGTAATGGAACGATATAATGTTAGAAATGTTTCACATGTGGCTGAATTTATGGATAAGCAACAAAAAAGCTGTCTTTTAAAAAAAGAATATATTTTGCCTTCTGGAACATTAATCTATTTACAAGGTTATGAACCTCAAGTGCTTGATGATTTGTTATTTAAAGATAAAATTGACGAAAAAGACATTTTACATAATCGACAAGATGTTCCTCCTATTTATTGGTATGACGATAAAGGACTTAAGCACAAGCATTATGTTGACTTTTACATTATCAGTCAAAATCGTTGTATCGAGGTAAAATCAATTTTTACATTTATGGCGGATACAGAAAAAATTTACAAGAAAAGAGACGCTGCAATTGTTGCTGGAATGCTATATGATATTTATGTATATGATAGTAAGGAATTAGTTATGCTTATTTAAATTGCTTTGTTAAAAATGATTTTAATTTTGTTTCAAAATTAAAAGGTAAAATACTTTTTGTGGTTTAATTTCACTAATTCTAATTATGTTATGGTTCATTATTTCAATACAACTCCGATACTTATTCAAATTTCCGGTAAAATTTTTTGAGGCAAGGCATTCTGTGGATTTTACTGCAAACTATTCATTTTCAATTTATTGTAATAGCATAGTAACTAAAAATTGATGATATATTATTTTTACAATTGATTTGTAAAAACAAAATGAATCAAACTGAAACTCTTGTTGATATTGTCAACATTCTTGAAAACATTAACGGAACCTATCAAACAAAAATTAGTGCCGAGATTAAAGGCGTGAAAGGACATTTTAATATTGATAAAAATAATGGTATTTTTAATGTAAGTTTTGTAGTAAATGAAACCAAATCTCGAATTAATCATAATAAGTTTAATTCTGCTCAGGCTGTATTAGATTATATGAAAGAACATTTACATAACCGTAAATGGTTTGGAGATCGTTTGATACCCAATGAAACTTGGGAAATTGAAAACAAGCTACAAAGAATTGTGTTTGAATTACAATCATTGGAAGTTCCGAAATGTAGTAACTGTAACAAATGGACAGAAGGTTTTGAAAACAATAAAACCAACTCAAACCATTGTTGTTATAAATGTCACGTTGACAGTTATAAAGCATCTATTTCAATAAAAATAAGAAATACAATGGAACAAAGATATCCTATTAGGCATTATTAATTTACATTGAATTAAAATGTTTGATGAATTTTAAAAACAATCAGTTTTTCACTAATGCGAATAATATTATACGAAAGTTGACGACTTTAACTTTCCAAAAAACTTATGATTTCGCTACAAAATGAACAATAATCATATTTCTATAACCATTTCCACCACAATGTTCTGGACAATGATATTGATTGCTGTCAAACACAACTACACTACCATTCTTTATTTCGATAGTATTAGTTTTTTGAAATTTTTTAAAGAACAAGTAGTTTTTTAATTTGTATATTCCTAAATTTCCTCCAATTAACGAAGAATCTTTGGCAAGGTAAAATATACAAGTATGTAAAGGGTTTCCAATATTATCAAAATCACGATGAATAGCAAATGAAGTTTTTATTTCTTTAGAATTCTTGTATTCATAGGATATATATCTTATGCTACCACAATTTTGTGTATCTATATGCGCTTTTTTAAAATATACTTTAGCTTGCTCGATAATCAAACTTGTATTGAAAGATAAATTGCTGTTGGTTTCAAACTTGAATTCTCTTTCTCTTTTATTTTCTGGATCGATTGAAATTTTGTTGTCAATCTTGATGAAAACTGGTTTGATGAATTCTAATTCTTGAAACAAGTGAGTATTAAATTTTTGTAATAAATTTATATCAAGTATGTCTGTATATACCATGTATTGATAATTTACAATCAAATGTTTAATATTATTTCAGTTTTTAAAGTTAGTCCGATGTAGGCTTGGCAGCGTCTTTTTTTTACATACTTTACAAAAGTTTAAAAATATTTTCAAAAAAGTGAAGTTAAAAATTTTTTGCAATCCTTCTGACGATACATCCCATATTATTGTAAATTTTCTAATTCATTATTACAAAATTTTTTAAACAGACCTAATTATGGAACAACCTAAATGGCTCGATACCGACAAGAAAACAAAAAAAGCCTTGGAGCAAACTCTCAAGGAACATCATATGAAAACTTCCTTTCGTAAAAAGCAAGACACCGTTGACTTTTACAATCAGCTTACCTGGGCGTGGAATATGCCGTGGCGAGAGGATCAAGCCAAAGTTATTTCTTCTTTCTTTGACAAAAAATACTCGGAAGTTGTTATTCAAGCGATTTTTGGTGGTGGCAAGACGACCATGATGCTTGCTATTATTCATATGCTCGTCCTACATGATCCTACTCTAGTCCCCAATATCTTTATTTGTGCCTTTAATATTGGCATTAAAAATGAAATCAAAAAAAAGCTCCACAACCTTGGCAAATTCAATGTATCGACTTTTGATTCTGTCATTTGGCATTGCTGTGACGAACTCAAATATGAAGATCTCAAGCTTCTCAACTTTGAAGCCAAGCGACGCTTTGTTCGTGAAAACTTGGATCAATTGACAACAAAAGATAATTTTCAATATGTCTTTATTGATGAGTCTCAAGACTTGGAGAAGCAGTGCTATCCGATTCTCAAAAAGCTCTTTCCAAGGGCAAAATTCATGTTTGTCGGAGATGTCTTTCAATCCATCCAAAAAGAACCTCGTGAAAGTATGATGTGGTATTTACTCAATCGTGTGTCGACGCGTAGTACTGCCATCTATAAAATGATGGACACACCTCGAGTTCCTATTCCAATCTTGGATGAAATTAAAGAAGCGCTCTTGCAGTACTATCCCGAGTTTGCGTCGACTATCCACCAATGGAAAAGTAGTTCGACATTTTCGACACCGACCAGAGTGACTTGGGTTCCATTTCAAAATTATCAAGCCGTCAATACCGCCATTATGAAGAAGCTCCAAGTGTTGGATCACAAAGATACCATGATTCTTACCTTTAGTAGTGCAATCACCGTTCGTGGTAGTCTTGGTGATATCGCACGCTTTCGTCGGTTTTTGCAATTGCAAGGAATCGATATCAACCCAAATCACAAACGAATGCTTGACGACCGTTTGTTTTTGACAACGGCCAACTCCTCCAAAGGGCTTGAGCGTAAGCATGTATTGTGTATTCTCACTTTTCCGTTGGAGCTCGCCTTTTCCAACTTTTCCAATGACCTCGTCATGAATTTGATTACGGTTGCGCTGTCCCGATGCAAAGAATCCATTACCTTTTTTGTTCCTAATTATATGGATCGCTTTAGCAAAGTCCTCAATTGCTTTTCCAATTGTCCTAAACCAGCTGAAAAGCCTGTTATCGCTGCCGTAGAACCAGCAAAGCTACCACAAACAACAGACACCAAAAAAAAGCGAAAAAAACAAAAGCGAGTTTCCAACACGACCAAAGAATGTCAATCGTTTGAGTATGACCCGAAAGACAAGCTTGGTATGCTGCAAATGGAGCATTCGGTAACGGAAATTTTGCGTCAAGGTATTTTACGATTTGAGACACGACAGCTTTTGCTCCGATATGCCCGTCAAGATCAAGTATGGACTCTTCCTTCTGCTTCTGCGGAAACCATTCGTACGGAGGAAGAATGTGCACTTAGTGGTCTTATTTTCGAATCTCTCATTTTGAGTCTTTGGACGGGTCGATTTCCTACAAGTGACTTTGCGTCCATTCAACATCACTCTGTTTTCTCGCATCATATTGAAAATATTCGCAAAAAGGACAAACACTATCAACAATACATCAAAAAGCATCCCAAGATTTCTAGCGAGACGATTCGTTTTGAGGGTAGTTTTTTGTATGCCCAGTTGCATCTTTATGCGTATCAAAAAATTTGGGTCAAGACGGATAGTAAAAAGAATGCAATTCTTTACAAGCATTGGCAATCCATCTTGCCAACCATTCGTTCGATTGTCGTTCCTAACGCCTATGCCATTAAAACGCAAGTCAATATTAGTATGCCGCTGCTCAAAGGCATTATGGATGCCGCTCGTGTGCCAAAAAGCGATGCCAGTGATTCCATGGATATTTTTGAAATCAAGGCGTCGCGTGCTTCTGATTGGAAGCAAAATACGATGCTTCAAGCTATTTTGTATGGTATCATGAATGGCAAGGCATTTTTTAATACTTATCTAATCAATGTTTTTTCTAAGCAAGCCAAGCTTTACAAGGTGTTTTTGAAAAAGGATTTGATGTGGCTTCGTGCTCAAATTACACAGGATATGATAAATTGGAACTTGAACTGCTATTTGGCAAAAAATATTGTTCACTCACAAAAAACTCCAAATGTTGGACAAGTTGCGATTCCTGTGAACGAAACCTTGTTTGTCGAGGGATTTTATGATGTCTTGCAGCAAAAATATACAGAATTTACCATATGTGAATTTACGAGTATTACTAAAACAAAATTGACCACCTTGGTTGAAAAGGTTGCCACCAATTTGGAATCCCAAACAGAGGCTGTGCCGCTTTTACAGCAATTACAGGAAGCCATTGAAAAATATAGAAAAATTTATGATATCAAGACTGTGTATGGTGGGTTCTTCTTAGGTCAACACTTTGATTTGCCCAGTTTGGAAATAACTCCTCTTTTTGCAAAAGAGACAATATGGTCAGATTTTGTAGAAGCAAATTTGGGTACGGATCAAGACAAAATAAAATTAGATTTTACAAGCAGTGCTCATTGTTTAGCAATTCAAATAACTAGTTTAGTTACCAGTGCAAATTATTTATTGTTGGAATAATGTTGCTTAAACTGCAAAATCAATTTATTTTCGCGTAAAAAAATAAATTCTACTTTAAATAATCAAGCTGTCTTGTACTCTTGTTGTTGTAAAAATGTTGTAAGATCAGCAGCAATATCTTTATCCATCATTCTTTTTAATTTTGCTTTGATGCTTTTGACAAGTTTTTGTAAATCTTGGTAGGGAAGCTGTTCTAACTCAGCATCCGTATACTGATGCAAATTGTGATTTTCCCCTAAAAAGGCAATATACTCTCGGCGCTTTTCTTGCTTTTTTGCTTGTTTTTTTGCACTCTTTTGTATATTTTTGGTTGCTTGAGCATCATCCATATGACCAAGATCTAAAGCTTGCCCGTCTGTTAGAGCAGCAAAGTCTCCTCTTTGACCGCTTTGTTGTCGAGTTTTTAATTGAATTTGTTGAATTTTTCGCATTAATTGAGAGATGTGACTCATATTTTATTAAAAAAGAATTTTTTTTTGTTAGGCTTCCAATAATGGCGTTGTTGTTAAATCTTCTGGTGTCTTTTTTGGTTTCTCATTAAACATTAGTTTCGTTAAATTACCGACTGGCAATTCAATAAACAAATGAATCAATATTGATACGATAATGGACAAAGAAAGCAATCCCAAGTAATTAATGGTGTACCACATACCGTCAAAATGCGGTGGTGTCTCGGAAGAATAATAATACCAGTCAATTATCGCAGGATGTACCAAGTAAATACAAAAAGAAATTCGTCCCAACACAGCCATTACATGATTATTCAAAATTATGTCCACCCAAGGTAATTGTTCCATAAACAATAATCCTACCAATAAAAATACTCCAACAGTCCAAGCTGGCTTTGACAACGCAATATAAAAAGACATTGTGAAATTTGTCCAATCACTTGGAAGATTGCTGTAGGCACCGCGACCTCCGATTATTGTAATTCCAAAGAGAAATAGCGCCACAGCAAATAATAACAACGATTTTGTTCGCGTCCATACAATCTTTTGAAGGTTTTCTTTATAGAAAAACCAAACAATGGCCAGAATAATTCCAAAGATGTAGGGTGGGCAACGACCCCAAGGAACAATATAGTAATTTTGAAAGTAATCCATAAACTCGTTTAAATTGTAAATACTTATCGACCAATGTTGATGAAGCGCAATAAAAAAAGAACTGATCATTGATGCGATTGATACAAGCAATAGAAAGATAATTGTCCGAAGGGGAGACAAACTAGTCAGCCAAATAATCCAAGGAACGAGTATAAAAAATTGTACATCGTTGGCTAAATACCACGCAACTGCATAGCAACCTCCGTGATTTTCGGTTGGATACAAATTGTTGATATAAAGAAGATTGGTCCACCAATATTGATTACAAAACGATTGATCAGTATCCAAGAGATTCCAAAAGGGTCCCGAGGATAGCAATGGTACAATTTTTAGATACATTAGTAACACAAAAAAGTAGGTTGGAGTTAGTCTTAAAAATCGATTCAAATAGATAAAGGGAATGGATTTCAAGTAGCGTACATACTGTTTTTGTTCCAACATTTTATAAAATTTTTTTAGCATAATGTAGCAAGCCAAAAAGCCCGATAAAAAGAAAAATGTATCCACGGCAAAATATGCACCTGTTAGGCTTTGTGCGGGAAGTGAAGCAAGCCAGCCTTGGTGGTTGATTCCAAGCAAATCGATGTAATTTGAAAATGCCAAATCTTCTGTCTCAAAAATAAAGGTATGACCAAAAACAACCCAAAAAATGGACAAGGTGCGAATACCATCCAAACAATCCAAAACATTGCCACGAGGTTTGGCGAGTAAAGATTGCCCATTTTTGGATAGTGAAAAACATTCAACCCAACGATTTTCGAGCTGGTAATATTGAAATATGCTAGCGATAATACACAAGATGAATATGATGGAGCATAAAATAATCATGATGGTCGCGCCAACTGACCACGAATAACTAGTATCACCGCAATGAAAAGTCAAAAAAGATGATGCGGAAATATTATACTGCTGGGCAAACAACTGAATGTCTTGATAAATCGAATTTTCACACTCTTTTGGAACACAGATGCCATAATACCATAGGTTTTGATGCAAAACTTCCACCGTGCAATATTCATAATTGGGGATTTTGTAACAAGCGTCGTGAGAGCCAAAACTTGACAAGAATGGCTCTTTAGAGGATAGATTTTGGGAACTTGTCTCGGCAAACAATAATAACGATTCAACAATCTTCCCAGAAGCAAAGATGGCTTTTTGTAAATTCAATACTGAATCGGATTTGTAAAGTGTCGATTTGATACATTCATTATCAAAGTATATATTTTGAAGAGGACTGGACTGGCTTAGGATTAAAATTGAAACCATTGTCAATAAAGCAATCCAATAATTATTCATACTATTTATTTTTGGATTTAAACCAAATTGTTACCGATTCAATTTTTGATTGTTTGGAAAAATCAATAAAAAATTTTTTTCTTGGTTATTCATCATTTAATGACTCTATTTGAAAATTTATTTTAATTTCTGGATGCATTTGAAATTCCCGAATAGATGATATCGATTTTATTTTTACATTTACTCTTATTCGGTGATGTGATTGCTGATGAACTGCTTTTAAAACTTTATCCAGCATTGGGTCACAAAGAGAGGAACCTTTGAGTTCAATCTTGGAATCGCATAGCTCTAATATATATTCATAATACAGTGGAAATATAAATGTATTCGTTTGAAAGTCAAGTCTTCTACTTGGAGCTTGAATTGAACTACTTAACGCATATTCAGAGTCCACGACTTTTTTAAAATGAAGAACATTTGCGGGTAATATTTTTCCAACTGGTACATCTTTATATCTTTTGTCTAAAGATATTTCTTGCGCTTCACCGACAGACACCGTATGAAACATTCTATCCTCATCGATTTGAGGAGAGTAAATTTGTGCAGTATCAATTCTACCGTTTTCTGATATACCTGTAATAATTACATTTAAGCCTTTTCCCACTGGAACGGTGTCAATAGATAATGTTTTTGCGGTTACATATTTATTGAGTCGAATCGTTACCTCGTGTAACATAATTTGGTAATTACCAGAACGCCGAGTAGGTAAGCGTTGTTTAATTCTAGCTTTTTTATCACAATCAATTACGACAGCTTGAGAAATTCTATTAAGATATATAAAATCCTTTACCATTAAAACAATTGTTGGTCGAACTTTTTTTCGAAGCCATTCTTGGACAATTGTTGAATTTTTCTTTATTGTTTGTGCGATTGTCATTCCTTTGCCCTCAACAACGAAAGAAACTTCCAAGTTTTCTTTAAAAGCAATGCCTTGTGATTCTAACAAGTAGTTTAATATATAATCTGCAAAATTTATTTTCTTCAATTCTTGGACTGGAATTGGAATTTCAAATACTAAAAATTCCCTTTTAAAGTCTCCTAAACCGTTTGTGTAAACATACATGATTCGTAAATCAATGATAAATTTTTTCTGTCTTTGCTGAATGGTACCTTTTCGAAGACTATATACGATATCTTGTATATTTTGAAATTGTTGTGATTGCATATTTATTATCATAAATTTTTTTGAATAGTAATAAAATGGAACCAATTTTATTACCAATCGGTCAAGTAGATGGCTTAATTGAATATTTGAAAGTTAATCCAGTACGCATCGGTCAAGGTTTTGTACCGTTGCGGTCTAAATTTCGATTTAATTATTACAAACCAACTTCTGGAGGAATCGGTATGCACCATCAAAGAACTGGAAGAGGCTCTTTTTCTCCATTATTTCCCAGCGATTTGCATCAAATTGGTGATACTGCTCCACTTGAATATCAAATAAAGGCTTTCAAGTATGGATTTTATCATAGCATCATTGATCAAGGATTAAAATTGACACGAAATGATCCAATGCCATTTTTCTTGGAATTATTTGATCGTTCTCCGATTTTACAGATTTTTGGGGGCACTTTTATTAAACTCAAAATCCAAGAAGAAAAAACAGGCGTTTTTAATATTCATATAAATAATTTACAACATATATTGACATTTTTAATCAACATCATATTGGTGGTTTATTCGTTTGATGGATATTTGGTAGAAAGAGATGATCATATCATTGTGCAAAAGTTTTATTCAAGACAAACTAGTCAATTTCAGACGACAGAACAACAATATGATCCTGTTTTGTATTCAATTGCGGTTGTTCAATCGGATGTTTTTAATACCTTTGGTATGACAACGGATCCATCTTCTGCAAGTAGCTTGTGGAATGATGCATCATTTAAACAAGAAAAAGAATGGGTTTATAAATTATGGTATTTTTTAATTAAAATGTATGATTTGAAAAACTTGGTATATGTGATGAATGCAATATTATTTATCTAAAATACCAAGAACTAAAAATTGATTAAAATTACTGAAATCAAGTTTGATTAAAAAATGGCCATGAAAAGGTTAAACAAAGAATATGCAGATTTTTTAAATGATCCACCTACCAATTGCTCGGGAGGTCCAGTAGGAGAAGATTTATTTGCATGGGAAGCCATCATTATTGGTCCTGAAGATACTCCGTATGAAGGTGGAATATTTAAACTCGATATAAAATTTGGAGCGGATTATCCATATAAACCACCAAAAATTAGTTTTTCAACGCGAATTTATCATATGAATATTAATGCTTCAGGAGGAATTTGTCTTGATATTTTAAAAGATAATTGGTCACCTGCACTTACCATTTCCAAAGTTTTACTTTCCATATGTTCTCTTCTTTCGGACCCAAATCCATCCGATCCATTAGTTCCTGAACTAGCAAAAATTTATTTGGAAAATCAGGCTACTTACATGCAAAATGCTAGAGAATATACTTTACAATACGCTGGAGGAGGATTTTAAAATAAAGTGTTGATAATATCGTAATTAATCTATTAGCTTGAATTACATCCCGGTTTACTTTTAATGATTTCCATTTTTTTCTATAATTACGCAAAAAAGAAATTTATTTAACCTTTAATCCATTGTGATTAACATTATAAAATAGTCCTAGATTTTCAGCAGGATATATATAGAACCAATAGGGTACATCCACAAGTCGACTTGGGTGCAAAGCTTTTCGCGGATATTTGTGATGATCATAATGATTCATTTCCCCAAGTAAATCAATAGAATAATTTATCCACGCGGGGCATTTATCGTGTGCTCTACACAAAAATCGACCATTTGGTTGTATTTCCGTGTCAAGCTCAGGATCATGATGCAGGAAAACATTAAATCCCAAAGTAATATATACCGAAAGCATCGTTGCCCAATACACCAACATACTTGTTTTCAAGCTGTAAGCTTGGTTCCAGCAATATAGTTCCAGATAAGGAACAAATCCAGATAGCGCGTCAACCCAAAACATTTCCCATGTTTTCAAATGTGGATGAACATAATCCCAATCAATATGTACTTCGGTTGAGTAAAACACCCATCCTAGCCAAGCATACCAAAATCCAAATAATTGAGGACTATGAGGGTCACCAGGATTTTCGCAAAATTTGTGATGTCGGACATGTTTAGACCCCCACCATAGAGGACTTCGTTGTGCCGAGGTCGCTGCAATCAAATTTTGCAAGACAGCAACAGGTCTAGAACACGAAAAAGTATTATGTGCAAAGTATCGATGATTAATAGTAAAAGTAATTAGAATTTTAAAAAACCCAAAAAGGATAACCTTAATGTTGTCTGTGATTGAAAAATGTATTCCATTAAAAAACATAATATACAATGCAATAATAGGACCCATATATACATAAATGTGAGCCAAAAATAATTTCAAGTAATCAAAATAAAATCCATAGCGCACCATATATTTTGGAGTCGGATTTGGTTCAATATCACCAAGTATTTTGTTCATAAGTTTCTCTAGAATATACACGATTTAAAAATTATTTATTCAATTTTTAAATATTTCTAGTACAAAATTATATAGGAATACTATGATCCACGGATACATTCCAAATCATACTTGCCAACAATTTATACCCATCTTCATTGGGATGCAAACCATCGGGTCCAAGCATTGCAGGGGTTGGTAGACCAGTACCCGTGGTTGCATTATATCGTGGATCAATAAAATGACAGTTGACAGTTGCATTTTTACAAATTTCTGCAAGAGCTGGGTTTGCATAGTCTGCTGCCCTGTCTAAGCCTGGTAAATAATAAAATCCTAAATATAGAATGTTGCAGACACCGTCTTGGTAAGCAGAATTAAAAATTCCCGCTGCAATCGATAAACTATTATTAATCATTGATACACAAGCATTGTTAAACTGTTCACAATCTCCACGATGACTAATCACATCATTTCCTCCTCCATCCATAATAAGTGTAGTAATATTGGGTTTTTTATTAAGACTGTCATATTGAGCCCGAATACTTTTAACCCATCCATTTTCTAGGGAAGCTCCAACTAGAGCGTGATTTTCAATAGAGTGTCCGGCCCAAGTTTCGAGCCATTTGGATAAAGGACTGGGTTGACCGCCAAAAAATAACCAACCACTCCAAAACATGGAGTCGCCAATAATGACGGATCGATTGGTAGTCATTTCATTAACATTACGCAACGAATTTGTAGCAGAACACAAGCCACACAAGCAAAGTAAAAATACATTTTGTAAAAATTTCATTTTTTTATAGATAAAATATTGCTTTGCTTAAATTAACAAAGACGAAATAAAACATCTTGTAAAACCCATTCGGGTAATGTAAGTACACTATGGTCTTGTTTATCAATTTCAGTTAGGTTTTGAGTAATAGAAAAAGTCTCAGGTGTGCATCCATAAAACTTTTTAGAGTTTTTGACAATGACAGTTTTTGCCCCTTGAACAAATTTTTCAATTGACATTCGGCAACATAAATTCGAATCGACATAAAAACCTCCTGTATTTTGAAGAGATTCTATCATCTTTTGATGGTTTGGAAAAATAATAATTTCAAAGGATGGATTAATTTTTTGGCAACATTCAATCCACATTTGAATATTTGGGACCGCTACAAAATGTAATTTCTTGGGTATTTGCAAATTGGAAAATCTTTTTGCACGACGAGGGAGCATTACATCTGAATCTCGTCCACCTTGACAAGCTGTATTTACTAACAGATTTTTGAATAAATAAATATTCGTGTCAGTTGTATGTAAATGTAGAAAAATATTATCAATATGATTGTAAATATTTTTTATTTTCGAGAGCAAAAATTTGGCATGATTTGGATGAATAATATATCCAAAAGTACCGTAGTAACCACCTGAAAGCTTGTAAAAATATTCTGTCTCGGAAATTACATGATCCTTCCATAAAGGAAGTGGTTGTCCCAAATAGATACGATCAAAGTTGTTTTCAATGGATTGTAAACCTATTTTAATCATAGTTTCAAAATCGTCAGATACAGTGACATCATCTTCCAAAATAATGAAAATCTTGTTCGATTGGACACATTTTTTAAGCAATTCAAGATGCGATAGAAAACATCCAACACTTCCATAAGTTATCATGGAAGTATCCTTGGCTAAAACCGAAAGATAGTCTTTGTGTGATAACATTTTTGATTCAACCAATTCAAACAAGATTTCAAAATCGGGACAAATGGCCTCAAAACGCTGAATGGTAAAATTTTTTATCTTGGCAAGTTGATTTTGTACGGAAGCATTTCTATCTTGTCGAACTGCTAAATTGATATAGTGTATTTCCATTTGTAAAAATTGTTGACAATATATTTTTACATCACTTTCTGTCAAAAAAATGCTTCCGATACGATGTTTTACTTGTAACAAAGTTTTAGGTCAATACAATGAATTATTTGAAAGCCACAAGAATGGAAATTTACAGTCCTTTTTTGAAAAGTATGAAATTAAACGCTATTGTTGCAGAAAAGTATTTCTGACCAATGTAGATATTACGCAATTTAATGCACCTTATACAATGGATAATATTGTTTGTAATAGTGTTTGCGAAACAATTAAAACCATTCGAGCAGAATAAAAAAATTAAAATTAGATTGATAAAATGATTTCCTATCAACCAAATATAATCCGAAGAACACATCAAATCGAATTAAATATTCATATTACAAATTTTATAAAGCTGGAAGGGGTTCGAAAGCTTCTCAATGATATGCGTGAATGTAATGTTTATATTGTTCCATTAGTTTCGCACAGAGTTTTGCTAGATCCTTTATCAGAATACACTGCAATTTTATTAAAAAGTCATCTAGAATTGCCTAATGAACCTAGATTGGGCGCCATGTACTTTATACCTATTGACTCTAAAGATAATCTTGTCACCCAATTACAATGGAATGCTTCAGTAAATATTGCCAATCGACTTTATCCGGATCATTTACATTTATTAAATATTTTTTACCTCAAACTCAAGACTGAAGTGTTTGGTAAAATTTTTAATTTGCGACAGGAAACAGTGGATCAAATATTGTTCAAAAATACGGAAACTAAAACTGTCCGTGAAGTAAATGGTGAAATAATCATCAATCACGGTTGTTTTGGACATGCACAACCAAAAAAGAGTCATTTTACTTATCAAGGAAATGGATCAAAAGATACCAATTCTTTTGTTTTTGGAGAAGATTCATGTACTTCCGAGTCGATTGATATATTAAACGGTAAAGCTAGATTAACTATACTTCTAGTTAATGATGGACACGGAGGCCCACCCGGGGGTTTAGAATGGTCAGCTCGTGCTACTTGTTGCTTGAAGGAAAAATTTCTAAATCCAAAATATTATTCCAATTATATTGATTTACTGGATGATGATTTAAAAATATTTTTGGAATCTAAAATTGAAGAATGTATCCATCAAGTGACCAGAGATTTAGAAAATGACGATTGGATAATCAACAATTGGGATATTGCTGGTACCACAATGGCGTTAACTATTTGTATTACTTTCCTAGACGGTCCCCAAAAAGGATGCAACAAAATTATAAATTTAAATCTTGGTGATAGTGCATTTATGCATGTTGATTATAATAAATCAGCTTGCGCAAGTCGATACCACGGATGGGAAACCTTGGATGATTTTCAAGAATATTTGAATCAAATACCGTTGTATTTGGAAAAATTTCCAAACTCTCAAAATCCTATTATAATTGTTCCTGGTTGGGCAAGTCCATGTGATATTTATTACAAATTTTACAAACACGAAAATTATATTGCTAGTTTAAACCATCCTGAAATATTATCCATGATTTATTATCTATATGAACACATAAATGCACGATCAATTGGCGGTCATCAAGTAAGTGAATCAAGACGACATGTTGCCTTTCGAGATAAGGATTTTGATGGACTTTATAGTAAAACCAACAAATATAGAATTTACGCATTTTTACAAAATGATATTGTTCAATATGTAGGACAGACTAATAATGGAGCCTATAATCTTGGACAATTTAGAACATCATTTGGTGATATTTATACTACAAAATATCTTGGATTGTTGAACAAACCATTGATAACTATAAAAACTGTATATGGACCTTTGGCTATTATGGTAATGAGCGATGGTGTTGGAGATATGATTTCCGACCCCAAATTGCAAGATTTTCTATGGGAAGCGTTGGATAAAAATGATTGTGTAAAGGATGCAGGTCAAAGAATTTTAGAATATACATTACAAATTGCTCAAAAGACATTTGGTTCAAATCACGACGACATAAGTTTTTCAATCGCTCTCATTCAAGAATCCAAAAATTGATTTGATTACAATTAATTAAAAACTAGATAAAAAATTATGGAATTTGATAGCATCGCTTTGGCCAAAAAGATACTAGATTTCACCTTTGAAAAAAGTGTTCCAAGTGAGAAATACAGACTTACTTGGAACATGCTAAGTGTATTGTATGCAGAAACCACAGAGGATTGTCCGATTATTTGTGTTGAATCTGAACTTACCTATTCAAAAGATTCAGAAAATCCCTACATATTGATTAAAGTAGATATCGAAAAGGGTTTTGGTGATTATGAAGAGTCCTTTATCAAACTGCACGTGGAGGTCACCAAGTCGAAAATGGTTCCACTCTATCTTACCAACGAAGATGAAATCTATATCGATTTTAGGGAATCATAATTTAAAAACGATTTTCATATTTTTGCAAAATCGAATGAATATTTATTTTTAATAAATGGGCAAAACTCCCAAGAAACGGTCATTTATATTACCTATAAATAACTCTGACGATTCCTTGAAAGAATTTATTCAAAATTTGACTGTATTCATGGAAACCCAAAAGAAATTATGGATCCAAGGTAATAATATTGGTGAATTATCATTATCTTATTTATATCGGGTAGAAAAGTGGATACAAAACAAGTACAAATACTTGCTAAATAATAACAATTTGAAAGAGGTTCCCAAAATTCTAAAGGAAGGATCTAGAAACATTCAAGATTTTACCAAAAGTTTAAATAGTTCCAAAAATTCAAAGACAGATATTCAAGGTGCGATTCAACAAATTGAGATTATTGTCAACAAGTGTTTATCCAAATTAATACTTGCCAATAAAGTATTTTTAATTGAACCCTATTCGATAAAAAAAATTAAAAATATGTTGTCAGAGTGGGTTCGAGTTATGATTTTTACAAGTAAAGATAAAACGATACCGGAAAGATGTATCCAGCTATTAAAAAACATTGATTCCAAATTAACATCAGATTTATTGGAAATCGATGTGTATAACAATGATTCGATAATAAAAACACAATTTCATCAAATGTTATTGTCTTTTATTGCAAATTTGTCATACAAAACCACAATTGAAGAAATGACTAAAACCCTCGCATCAAAGTCGAGCAACACGGAGAAATTTATTCTTGATTTTTTACAACAATGGGGAAATATTATAGATGAATTAAGTAATAAAATTTCAAAGCAACGACAACCAAGTTTTTTAAAAAAGGAACCAAAATCTTCCCAATCACAACGAATCTACGATTTTATACCAAATAAATGGCGAACCATTTTAGATCCATTGGAAATACGAGAAATTGTCATTGGAAGAGAAAAGAGGTCTAGGCGTGGGAATACAATATTAATTTATCAAGAAAATGCCAGATATTTAAGAAACGAGTTGGATATTTTTGATGTGACTCACGGGTCTTTTTGTAATTATTTATTAAAACAAAATAAGAAGCATTTAATTTTTGTAGATGTTCAAAATATATGCCGGGTTTCATTCTTGTTTAAAAGTAATAAAATTATCAAAGAGTTTATTGAGCAGCCTAATGTTAATATAGAAGTTATGGAAACAATTTTTGATCCTTGTAATGTTGAAAAGTATAAAGTATTGTGCGAGTTGAATAGCTATTGGATATATGTAAATAAAGGAAATGTGCGAAAAGATACCAAGACCGGAATTGTAAAAATCTTGGAATCAATAAAGGGAGGTCCGAATAGTTTGTATATAAATGTTGCTTGTTATGATTCCAAAGCTCAAACGGATTGTTTTCATGCGTTGGGAGGAGATGAAATGGATGATATTTTTATTGTGAATGCCGTGTTGGATTTATTTTGCAAGTACAAGACTTGTCATAAATTTCCTATTGATAGCATAACAGTTTTATCCCACGATAGTTTTTCAAATTTTAAAGAATACAAGAATATGAATTGTCCAATTTTTCATCATCCAAAAAATTTGTTAAAAAAACCTAGTGAATTTTGTCATTAATAAAATGCAACAACACTTGATATTTTTTCAACACGGTTTGGGTCAAAAAAAACAAGGCATCTGCAAAACAGTTGAAAAGTTGTTTTTTCATTATAAAAAACTCCCTCTATCCAAAACTTTTATTCATGATAGCCAAGATATTGGTATCAATTTATTATCCTTGTACAACTTGTCTCTTGAATTGTTACAAAATAATTATCAAAACATAATCCTTGGTGGTGACCATTCTCTTGCAATTGCCTCGGTAGGTGCTTCTTTGAACATTTATAAAAATGATTTGAAAGTCGTGTGGTTTGATGCACACGCGGATATTAACACAGTTGCAAGCTCACAAACGGGAAATTTACACGGAATGCCATTATCCTATTTGACTGGGTTATCAGAAAATAAATTTGCTTTTTTACAACACAATCTAAATTTCCAAAATTTATTTTATATTGGTATTCGGGATTTAGATCCTTTTGAAGTGGAAACAATTCAAAAGCATAATGTAAATTTTCAGTCTTGTAGCGATTTTAATATAGGCAAACTTTTGGAATGGATTGACAACAGTCCGGTACATTTATCTTTTGACGTTGATTGTTTAGATCCTGAATATATTTCTTGTACGGGTACACCAGTAAGCGAAGGACTTGAATTGCCAGATGTCCTCCAAGCTTTAAAAACGCTCCAATTAAATTGTAATATTGTACAAATTGATCTTGTCGAATTAAACTTGGAAATTAACAAGGAATTGTCACAAAATAATATGACAAGCTTTAATCAATTAATGGATGCTGTTTTGAACGTTGGGAATCCAACTTAATCGTATAATGGTAAACGAACCTGTTTTAATTTTTTTATTCATCAATGGTAAAAATTTAGATACAAAGTAATTTAATTTGCCATATACATCGTTACGAACAATTGCACCATATCCATTATTTTTAATGGCAAATATTTGTTCAAATCGTTGATTGGTAGGTTGTATAAAAGTAGAATTCCAAAGTAACGAACCGATTGGTTTACTGGTATCAATGTAAGAATAATAGCATTCTTTAAAACCAAATCGAAAGAGACTAGTTTCAGTTTTACCATCTGGACTATTTCGAAGGGGTATTTTGGTTGGTTTTTTGGTTCTACTATCATACAACTTTATAGAATATATACTATCTCTCAATATAAAACCATCAGAGTTAATAAATGTTAATCTTTTATGATTGCCCTCTGGTGCATCAGGTAAGTTTTTATATAATGTATCAAAAAAAATGTCTATATTTTTGCATTGTTCAGGAAGTGATAGAATTTTTGATAAACTTTCTAAATAAGTATTGAAAGCATCTTTAGATTCAATATGATTTAAACATTGATCCAGAGATTTTTTAATGTCGTTAAAGGTAAAGTCTACATTGGCAAGTTTATCAGAATAGGAATACCAACTTTTACCATGATAATTCTTAATCAGCAAAATTATCACCGAAATGACGAGAAATAATATTACAATAATTAAAATTGTTACATCATACATTTTTTTGTTTTATTATGAATAATTTAAAAATTGATTTAAAAAATTAAATAGCATTATAAAACAAAATGCTCGTATAACTCAGTCGGTAGAGTGCTGTGCTAATAACGCAGTTGTCATAGGTTCGATCCCTATTACGAGTACTTTTTCAAATTTTTTAAATTTGAAATTTTTCTTTGTAACAATAGATATATGGATTCGGTAAAAAAACTTTCAAACGGTTATTATAAAAACTCTTATCTAATAGTTGAACCTATGCTTGCATGGGCAACGACTACTGAGTTTGGGATTCGAGTATGGTCACACAATTCTATAAGTGTGATTCCCTATTTTGAATCTCGTGATGATACATTACGCAACCTTTATAAAGCAAAATTACCTCAAGTGAGTCTTTCTCCTGATCTCCCGACTGTCGTCAGTTTCGGCCCTATTGTGAGTGATTTCTCGGATTTTTTAGTCGGACCTCCACAAACAAAGACAATGTTGCGTTTGCTGACTAGTACAGGGTGTCGTCACTCTCAAGGAGATATTGTTTTAGAATTACATTTTGATATTCCAAAGTATTGGGCAGGGCCTATACAACCAGCTGTTCCGGATTTCCAATTCAACATCTTTTCTTGTGCCAAATTGCTTGGTGATTATGAAACGGAAAAAAAGGTATTCCCTTATGCTCTTTTCCGTCTTTGGACAAAGTATTCAAAAACTACCGACCTCAATATACTTCTTGGTGATAATATTTATCTTAGCGAATATCAAGCAGATAGTCAAACCGGTGTTGTACAGCGATATAAAAAATTGTATGCTTTTGAAGATTTAATAGGTGCTTGGTCGGTTAGCCCTTATTCTGCAGTAGTTGATGACCACGATATTGGTGTTAATGATGTATCGTTGGGCGGACCAAGTTTGAATTTATTAAAAAGAATTTTTGCATCCATGTGGCCCAACAATAATGAAAATAATATATCTTCACTGATGTGGTCTTTTTTCCGTTATGATTTGTCGTTTATCGGATTAGATTGCAGAAGTTTTTCAACCGAACCAGGGAATCCTACCTCAACTATCTTGGGTAAAGATCAACTTCAGTGGCTTAGACAGACTTTGTATACGATAAAGAAATTATACAACAACTCTTTTATTTTTATTAATACTGGAATACCTTTTATTCGTCCACGCAGCGTTTATTTTAGTAATTATCCCAATGATCAAAAAGCAATTATTGATATGATTATAGAATTTAATTTAAAAAATGTAATTTTCTTGTCCGGAAGTGCTCATTTCAGCGATGTTTCTAAATGGGAGATTGGACATGGCATTGTTATTACAGAATTTATAAATTCACCCATGAGTACAATTGCTCGTGACGCGGAGGATTATAAAAAATTTCCTCCCAATCCCTTTCTAGTACCTGATACATTATTGCTTGGTGTCAATAATTTTGGAACCATAAGTATTAAAGGTGATTATGACCGTCGAAACCTTGAATATAAAGTTGTTCAACCGGATGGGACGATTGCGTATACCTATAATATTGAACAGCAGATTTAAGTTTTTGCATTGGTTTTATTCTTTAAAAAAAATGACTGTTTTTATTTTTTAAAAATATTGAAATAATTTATGACAACATCACAAGGACACTGGAGCTTAAGCGAATATAATAAAAAAATGAATTTACCAGACGAAGTGCAAATAAATGAGCATGATATATGTTTTTTAAAAACGAATATCAAAAATATTTCAAATTTTGAATTAAAAAGTCTTAAAAAAGTCGCAAAATACCTTGGCATTCCAAAATACGGGAGCAAATTATCACATCAGATATATGATGATATTAATAAGGTATTATACTCCGATATTAATGATAATACATTAATGTTTTTTGGACAATATAAAGGCAAACCATTGTCTACAGTTATAAAAGATATTGGTTATGTAAATTGGTTATTAAAAAATTCTATCAAAAATTGTGAGGAATTAGTTATTATAAATTGGTTAAAAAAGAATATAACTAAAACAATTTGTGGAAAAAATTTAACAAAGAGAATAAAAAGTTTCTTACAAGTTAATGATTTTTCTGTATTTGTAAATAAATTTTGTCCTACTAATTGGAAAGTTACTCGGGATATTATATCTATACCATTTAATAAATTTATTATCGGTATACATCATATAAAACCTGATTTAGCTGGAAATTTTATAGATTATTTAGTTCGTCGTGGAATTTGTGAATTACTGTCAATTCAATTTAAAGATAGAAGTGCAGACTTGGCTCAAACAGTCAGCAGTATTAATGATACAAAATTTCCGTTCAATTTAGATGATTCGTATAAAGTATCAAAAAATTTGAATAATAAAACAAAAGATATTTTATATGATGTATTTATTGTTTCATTAACACATTTTTATCGTTTTGGAAATTTAGATACAAGCAATGCAAATCTCATTATAAATTTTATTAAAAATAGTGACTTTCAATTTGATATAACAGACATACAATCAATTTTATCCATATTTAATCCGAAAGAGATTGCCCTAAATCCAGAATTAGGAATTTCTAAAAAATTTCCTGCAGAGGCAGATTTAATTTTAGATAATAATCTTTTGGATATAAAAGTTACTAAATTCGATAATGATAATTTAAATTTTTTACAGTTGATTGGTTATGCATCATTATGTAATTTACGAGATTACAAGATAAATAAAATACATGTCCTTAATTTATATCAAAATAAAATCCAAAGTATAGACATTTCATATTTGGAAAATACTGGCTCAAAATTTTTAGAAATCATGGAACTTGATTTGCAATTAAGTAATTTACCTTGTCAATCTATTGAATTGATTAAATTGAATGAAACAAAATCTTGGTGGAATAATGTGCAAGATTTTTTTAAACAAATTATTTTTGTGGAAATAAAAATGGCTTTTTATCATAATGGTAAATTAGTATATGATTTTCAAAAAGATGGAAAATTTTATAAAAACAAAAACTAGAGAGGGTGAACAGTCTTTGTGTCAAATGGTACAATGTAAATGTGGTGGCTGGGCTTCAAAAAAACTAGTCAATACACCAACACACATGGCAAATAAACAGCATACAGAATGGGCAAAAAAACATGGTCAGAAAGTTGTCCAACGCTACAAGAAAAAGGACGAATCAACACTTGCCGTCGGCAAGCACCAACAAGAAAAAACCTCTTCAACAATCGATACAAGTACATTATTTTTTAATGATCAACTTTATTGCTCGATTTTTAATTTCGTTGGTCCGGACTTTTGGACTTATACTGATGGATGGAACGCTAATTCCGATGGACTGAATATAATTTTTAATGTTGGAGCAACTTCTCAGACCCAAGATCCAAATGATGATTTTCGAGACATTTATTTTTTAATTGAAAGATACTCATCAAGACAACAAATCCAAATTAATTATTCAGAAATATCAGATGAAGGTTTAATTGAAATATTAAATGGTTATGGACAATTTCCAAAATCTGCACAAGAATGTTTCATTCATCTCATTCATTATCATTTATTTAGAGAATTTTGTCTACAATCTTTCAATCCTCAAACAAAAACATTTGATGAAAGCATAACTAAGGCGGTCGAAACGAGCGGTTGCACTGATGACGAACCGTGGAAACAAATTCATCAATCAATTGATGATGAATTAAAAAAATCTGGTATTACTCCAAGTTCGTCATTACAAGAATTGTATACCTTTGCACAACATCAAGGAAGTTTTCCAACAACCCAGCGAGAATGTGTTCTTACTTTATTAAAACAAGAGTTTGTCTCAGGAAATCACGTTATTGATTCTGAATTGCTTGCACATATTTTACTAGTTCCTTGGGAATAAAAATGTAGGTTTCCAAGGTAATTTAAAAAGTCATACTGTATCTATTAAATGAATATTCTGTCTACTTTATTTTTTTTACTGTTCACGGCTCAAACTCTTGCAAACAACTTTTTCATTGGTACGGCAACCTCAAGCTACCAAATTGAAGGCTGGAATAAAGGCGAATCCATATGGGATAATTATACGGCGACGCATCATCTACATCCTGTTGGAAATGCGACCAACTTTTTTTCCTCCTACAAAAGTGACATTGCATTAATGAATAGGCTGGGTTTTAAACATTTTAGGCTTTCCATATCATGGACTCGTATTATGCCTTTTGGTTGGGGAGAAATTGATCAAGAAGGTGTTGACTTTTATCACAGCGTGCTCGATGAATGCGCCAAATATAATATTATACCGTATGTAACACTTTATCATTGGGACTTGCCTCAATACATTGATACTCAATATAATGGTTGGTTACACGAAAGTATTGTGCCTTTATTTTTGGAATATAGTAAACTAATGTTTGCAGAATATGGACATAAAGTCAAATATTGGATGACCATTAATGAACCCTTGACCACTTCAAATCAAGGATATGGTCCAGTATGTAATTTTGCGCCTGGAAAATGTTCGGATAAAAATCGATTTATTTCGGCCCATAACCAATTGCTAGCCCACGCGGTTGTTGGAAATTATTATAAACATCATTATGATGGAGAAATTGGTATTGTATTAAATTCGAACTGGATGGAACCCATGAATAAACAAAGTTCTTATCATGCAAAATTCATGATGGATGATTCTTTGGGCCTCTTTTTGGAACCCATTTTATATGGAACATATCCAGAGTCTTTGCGCGCACAAACAAAACCATTTTCTGCACACGAAAGAGAATTGCTAAAAGATTCCTATACATTTTTAGGAATCAATCATTATACAACATATATTGTCAATGAACTCGGCCAAACTAGCACCAGTCCAGATTGGTTTCCTGCACAGTCTACTTGGCTTTATGATGCACCTCGAGGTATTTCCGAATTAATGTATTACTTGCACGATTATTACAATGTCAAGCTTCCAATTCTGATCACCGAATGTGGATTTAGTCAGCGTAATGACTCCATTTTGGATCTTGAAAGAGTACATTATCTTTCAGGATACATTGAACAGGTGATGGAATGTACTCGTAATGGTTTGGATAATATTTTGGGATTTTTCATATGGTCATTTTTGGATAATTTTGAATGGTCTTCGGGATATAACGAAACTTTTGGGATTGTGCATGTCAATTTTGAAAATTATGCAAGAATACCCAAGCTGAGTGCTGAAACGATGAAGGAACTTATCCAAGTTTTGAATTAGGGTACGAAATTGTAATTGATAATTTTTTCTATTTGCGATTTTGTCTTATCGAGTTTTGGTTTTACAATCATTGATTGAGAAAAATTATGATGAGTTGAAATGTATGTAGGTTTTATAAAATCATCTGTAACAATTGTTTCATTGGCAAATGTATCAATAATCATGAAAAAATTTGTTCTAAGAGTGTACACTCTATAATGATGTATAAATGGAAGGACTTGATCTGTAAAATGATCTCTATAGGTTGAATCTATACAAAAAATTTCAGACCATAAATGTTCTGGCAATTTAGGTATCATTTGGAATTTATTACAAAATTTATAATAAATTCATTTTTCATTCAAAAAAACAATTGCAACAAAACCAAAATATCTTGTGGAAATTTTTGTTTTATTGTCTTTGCTTTTGCAATAGCGTCTTCTACATTTTGTTGTATAATGAAATAACTACCATTTCCTCTTGCAAAATCTAATGGTGTTTTACCGTCAAAATTTTTGTAATCTACATTTAATCCTTTCAGTATGAGCCACTCGATTTTAATTGGACATGTATAAAATATATAATGAAAGAAAATAATGTGCAAAATATTATTTCCAAAACCGTCTATTACATTGATATCTCCACCATATTCAATTAACAAACATAGTAAAATGTAATTTGATTGCTTTGCGCAATAATGCATACAAGTCGTCTGAAAATATTCTCCAAATAACTGATTGGGATTCGCACCTCTTTGCAACAAAAATAATACCAAAGCTTTGTTACTTCGAAACAAGGCTCGTTTGAGCGGTGTATATTCATTATTACCATCTGAAAAAAAACTATTAATATCTGCGCCGTAATCTAGCAAAAGTTGCATCAGTTCAAAATTATTCAGTTTCAAATCTGTCCATAAAATTGCAAATTGTAATGTGTCGTAATTATTTTTCTTATAATGAATGGCTTGTGGATTATTTTGTAAAATTTCTTGAACGGTTTTAATATTTTTTAATCGAATGTTATCAAATAAATCATCCATTGTTGTATTTGCGTTGTTTAATTTTTATACCATCATTTTTAAGTGTGCAAGGATTGTAATGATTCCAATGTTTGTTCTTTTACGCAATCACGGAGCAGCTTACATTTGCGTCAAGAACAATAAGACCCCGGACACAAATATTGTGTTTCTAATTCAGTTCCAATTTTAATTAAATAATATATTAAAATATAAAAACAATGAATTATTATTACTTGATTCCAGCATTTCTTTTGCTACAAATAAATGCCAAACCTTTTATATGGTTTACCTTTACATTTGGATTAATTGCTTATTGGAAGTATTATTCAGAGCAGATAGAGGCTAAACAATTTATCAAAGGAGAGCAATATGCTCTGGGAGGAATTGTCAAAGATGAAACGGCAGAATGGTTAAACATTATTTTGAAAAAATTTTGGATGTTTTATGAACCAACCTTGTGTGAAAATATAAGAAACGAAGTCAAGCCACATTTGGAATCGATAAAAAATAAATTGATTCAAAAGATTGAACTAGGGACAATCACTTTTGGTAAAAATGCGCCATACATTATTTCTTCTCGCGTTTTGACTTCTGACAATAATCGAATTGTATTGGATTGTGTGCTAGGATTCATTGCCCCCGATTTGGATTTTGTATTGAATATTAATTATTTACCATTTGCCATCAGTCAAGTATTTTTTAAAGGAAAGCTGCGAGTCGAACTGGATTTAATTCCAGAATTTCCTCATGTTCAGACTTGCTTGCTTACCTTTTTAGAAAGACCTGTATTTAGTTTTGACCTTGTACCATTAAAAGTAAATTTGATGAATATACCAGTTATTGCACAGATTATTTCTGACCTCATCAACAAGGAAATCAACAAACAATTATTATACCCACAGCGTAAAATTCTCAGACTTTTAACGACAGAACAAAATAAATCATTCAAGTTTTTTGGTGTATTGCTTGTCAAAGTAAAGACCAATACTCCACAAAACTTGTCCAATTTAGGAATCAAATTACACTCCAATATTTCTGACTTTAATTCAAATCTACAAAATGGTTATATTTATCCAATTATTATAGAGGAAAATATAAATATCGATATTGTATTTATCAACATTTATAATAAATTATTGCATTCTACCATTAAAAAAACAATCATCAAACTTCCACTAGAATCCAATGAAACTTGTATTAAATTACCCTCAAACGCTAAACTTAATTTGGAAATGGAACTTGTCAATTGTTGTCTAGACTCTAAAGATTACACCAACGGTGTCTTTGAAATTATTATTCACAAGGCGAAAGATATTTTGGCAGTAAATTTTAATGGTATGAGTGATCCTTATTGTACTATTTACAATGGTGAAGTTGCACTGTTCAAAACACTAATGGTTCGGAATACTCTTGCACCGATCTGGAATCAAAGTTTTCAATTTGTTGCACATAATGTTCTCGACTTGAAACTTTCCATCAAAATGTTTGACCACGATGATATAACGCTACATAAGCAAATTGGATGTTTGGAATTAAGCTTTTGTGACACGGAAAACTTTAATGCAACCAATAAATGGTATCCTATTGAAAAAGGATTTATTTGTTTGAGTACAAAATTTTATCCAATCAATGTTCCGGAAACTTGGGCAAATTTTAAAACCATAATTGACACACAGCAATCTTCCATGATTCAAGCACCTATCCAGATGGTAAAATCTTGTATTCCTTGCCAATTATTATTCAATTAAATAGCGTCTAAGTGCTAATTATTATTCAATTAAATATTGTAAAATAATAAATAAAAATGTTTGATTTGCCATATGACATTCAAGCGTGCATATATGAATATGATTCTACATTTAGGACCATTTATAGTGAATGTATATCTCATTTCAAAACACTTGTTGCGCAAAAGCTTTTTCGTTATTTAGAAAATACATCCAATTGGGATAAGGTCCATTTTTGGCCAAAAAAAATAACTTATACACAGAAAAATAGTCGGCATGTGATTTTTATCACAGAAATAAATAATGGAAAGCAATACCGATTAACAGATTATAACATTATAACGGGTGCTTTTAGGATACATTTGATTGATTTGTAATACTGTGCAGAAAAAATGAATTACAATTACTTTTCATCATACTCACCAAAAAAATGCAATTACCGCTGCAGGTATTGGACGAAATATGTGAATTTTTGACAACTTTTCAAGTTATACAATTATCTATGATTATTAAATTATCAAGTCATCAAACTAATAAAATACAAGATCGTATACAGTACATTAAGGATAAATTTCCAAGCGAAATTATCCATATTTTTTCATTCAAAAGTTTATTAAATGGTGTTGATTTACCATGGAATGATGACTATTTAGGAATTACAGGTTATATTGATAGAATATATCCGCGTCATATATCTTATCCACTAATGACGGGTGTAGATAATCATAATCGACCATTCATTGTAGTGCGGACAATTAATAATAATGAATATGGAACCCAAAGTATCGATGTGATTTTTCAGCGTTACTCTAATAATACAAAGACTTGGGCTTGTGCAAAATCGGGTTATGGATTTACTCAGCCGCATATGAATATAATGACAAACAAAGATTTACAACAGAATATTATTCAATTGATGAATTATGACGCAAATTTACCTATACAATTATATTGATTTATTTTTTATTGTAGAAAGAAAAAATAAATCTAAGACATGTATTGGGAAACTTTTGTTTTATAAGCATCCACATCATCAGAGTATTGCTTTTTAATTAAAGCCAATTTTTCATTGCTGGTTTCAATATAATCTTTGACGTTAGATAAAACTTCTGAAACCGACTTTTCGAGATTGACTACAAAAGAATAAATAAGATTATTAGATTCTTGAATTGCACTAAGGTTAATAATATCATTTTGTAAAGTTGGTACTTCATAAACTTCTTCAGGTGTAACATCCCCAGCTTCAGAACATAAAGGTGAGGATACATAAGTAGAAACATTCTTATAGACTGAAGCCATATTCTTTTCGTTTAATTCGGTAAACATTTTTTTTGTCTACTATTAAAGAAAATTTTTTTTTTTCCAAATTTTTTCAAAGACAATCCTCATCATCACTTATAAATGCAGTATTAAAATTATCGTCATCAGAATCAGGCGAATCAAACAAATCCAACACCATATCCTCGCTCATTGGATGCCTACACAAGGGACATTTTAAATTATCAGGATCTATTTTTAACAAACAAGCACGGTGAAAGTAATGCTTACAAGGTAATATTGTTCTATAAGTCTCTTCTTGACAAATTCCGCATGTTTCTTTCTTTCCCTTTTCAATTTGAAAGGTTTTATAGAAAATACATTGATCACATTCCTTCTCAGTCTTTACTAGACTGCAACAATCGAGACAAATTTTATATTTTAAAGGAAAGTTCCATACATGTTGAATCGCACTTTCGATTCCTCGGAATATCTTGAATCTAGATTGAAGATTCTGAGCACTTGTAATGTAATAATGCACATTTACTTTGACAAGTTCTTGTAGCCCTCCTTCACCGCTAAATACGGCACTATGAAGATTATATTGATCCGATGAAATGCAAGAGTTTTTTAAATCAACCGTGTAGGACCAGCCATAGCCATTTAATTTTGTCTTTTGAATATTTCTTTTAATAAAATCTACTAATTGTTCCATTCGTTAATAGTATCCTATAGTTGGTAAAATAAAACTTTCATTTTTTAAATTTCCAACAAGCACCATCGTATTTGAATTTTAAACGACAAATAAACCTGTTCTGACTCATAATGCCCTCCACTCTCTTCATCATTACACATTTCAAAATGTGTTTCTGTTATTCTACCTGCACGATAAAAAGGTTTTATAAAATTAGTCGGTTTCAAACTTTTGAGCATAGACCTTTCTATTGTAGGATACATCCTTTCCACTCCCGATTTGAGATTGTATTTTACTGGACTCAGCGTCTCCAAATCAGTACTTGAAATAAAATAATTGAGTATGTTGGTCTGAATACTTTTATAGTCCGCATAAAATGTTGATTTCGTTTTATTGACTATTGGACCAGAATACCAAAATCCACTACGCGGCTGTACATTTACCAGTAATTTTCCATTTCTATCATACACGAGCTTCAAGTTGTATTGGTCCTCGTCTTTTGAAGACGACCATAAACATACTACAGGATAAATATTTGCAGGTAGTTTTTCCCAAGTGTTGAAATATTCCCAAGCCTGCGAATCTGTTCCCATGTAAAATTTATAGGGACCGCGACGCTGAATCCAATGAAAACAGTGAAAAATATCGTGTAAGCAGGAAGGAGTATGTTCTGGAAAAATGCATCCAAAATCCTCTGGAGTTTTTTTAGGATCCTGAATCGCAAGCATTGCATTTTGAATTATCATGGCCATTTCGGAAGACACTTCAATTTTGCTGGAATCTCCTGTAAAGCGAGAATGTGAACTCATATAATTGTATACCAAGTCTAGTTGTTCTTTACTCCAATAGGATTTCCATTGATGATTATCAGTATGTACGACGAGAGGCCTTTCAATTTCTTGAGAAAACAATACAAAAAACTCTAGCTTGAGACACTTTTTAATGCCTCTTGTCACGACTTTTCCTTCATGTATACTATTCGCTGGAAAGAACAAAAGTCCATTTTCGCGTTTACTTGCGGTGTAGGTCTCCCCGTTCACAATGGTTTCTCCACCTGCTGCTGTATCTACCAACCCAATTAAAGCGACATAAGGAGTCAAATGGTCGCAAATATATTTTTCAAAGTCTTGATGCGGTTTGAAAAACATTCCCTCGTTATACTGAATCCATTGTGTATGAGAGTATCGAAACCAAATGTATTGAAAACCAGCTTGTTGTTTGAGCCAGTCAAGTAATTTTGGCATAACGAGATTCTTGATATCCTTGATGACTTGCTTGCGTCGTTCGTGTACTTTGATGGCGTGACGATTTGTCTTCGAGACAACTTCCCTCTGCAGATGTTGATTGTAAACAACGGCTTCCTTCCAACCGTCTTTTGGTATGGATTTTTCAAGTTGATGGAACTCCGCGGGGGGTAAAAAATTGAATTTTTCATAAATTGGAAGTGACATTTATACCTGTTTTGACAAATTTAAAAGATTTATAAAAGTCAGTTTTTATAAAGATTCTGCAAGTTGTCAAAAAGGTATTAAAAAAAATCAAAAGATCAGTTTTTAAGAATTTCCTGACGCTTTTGTTTGGAGATAAAAACACTTTTATCCCAAAAAAGTTTATAGACTCCAAAGCCTGTGCATCCGACTACAGCAGTCGAAAATATACCAAATAGTGGAACCAATTCAGGGTGTTTAAATAAAAGTTTCATTTTGATTTTTTTGAAAAAAAATTAATCGATTTCAATTTTTGATGGATACCTGTAAAATTGCCAAAACAATTAAAGCAGCAATAAACCCCACACAGAATCCATAAATGGTGCCATTTTTCATGCATACATATACATTAAACCAATTATGAGTTTCCTCATTATTAATATTGGACTGTTGTAACATATAGGGTGATTTTGGATAAAGTGTATAAACAATCATTGGTGTAAGTAGCAATATTATCAAAGCATTTGAAATACGATAATATAAAATGCTTGGAGACAAACAAAGAAATAAAATGAATCCAATAATCGCAATCACAATTCCAGTTACAAAATAATAGAGTCTGCGTTGCTTTGCATTTTGATACAACTCGAGTTGTGAGGGATTCAAATTTTGAGTTAATTTTCCTAATTTGCAATGACAATGTATGGTTCCGATGTAAGAACCTATAAGACCGACTACGATGGCAGTAGGGATATAAAATATTTTTGACATTTTATTCCTAGAAAAAAAATTTAAAAACTGAACAATAGCTTTAAAATATCTACAGTATTATAATAATGCAGGATCTGTTGCTTTCAAATTTGCACTTTAATACTATTGGTTTGGAAGGTCCTACAGGATGCGGAAAGACTCAAGGTATTTTATCTGTTCTTCAAAGTCATCAACAAATCTTTGGAAGAACTCTCATGATTTTTCCCAATCAACATTCTATTTCAAGATTAAAAAGGAATTTATTAAAGAATAATTTGAGTATTTATAATCCCAGCTATGGTCTTGAATATTTTATTAAAAATAAGGAAACGATTAACACCATTGTTATTGACGAAGCACATTATGTGTCTCGCGACTATGAAACTTTATTACGAACTTTGAAAAATTTACGATACGACAAACGAATTATTCTAATATCTGCCACATTGGATAAAGAAAAGTTGAAAAGTTATTTTCCAAGTATTGAATTTATAAGCCTCCGCAGAGAAACAAAATACCCAATTAAAATCAAGTATGTAAATGTTAACTCAATCCTCGAAAATAATGATCCGCAGTTTCAATTGTATCCCGAAACTACAAATTGGGTATTGCAAAATATTCCCTTAATGTATCCAATATTTCATAAAAGAATTATTGTATTTTTAAGTTCCCACGACCAATGTGAAAAATATAAGAAGCAGTTTAAATTAAAAGGAGTCACAAACAGTGTAGTTTTGTATGGAAATCTGAATGATGAAGAGTCTACTCATACTGAAAAAATTATTTACGATTCCCGCACCAATTTTATATTATTTTGTACAAATATTCTAGAAACGGCAATCACCATTCCCAATGTATCTCTGGTTGTTGATTTATGTGTTTCCTATCAGCATGATGGTAATATGCTTGTGTTAAATTGGTGTGATCAATCTTCCTTGATACAAAGAGCAGGAAGAACTGGTAGAACTTGTTCTGGTGAAGTTATTCGCCTATGTACAGAAGCCAATTACAATTCGCAACCATTTCATCGACAACCAAATTATGCTTGGGAAAAACCGTGTTTACGATTAAAAATGTTTACGATGAATCCTCTCGAAATACTTGGAGACGAGGCCAAGGATGCAATGAGCGTATTAAAAGACAAGCGAATTTTGACAAAAAATTATGATATTGAAGATTTAAAGTTTGCTAATTTTTGCATGTCTTGTCCATTGGAAATTAACTGTTCCACTTTACTTTGGAAAGTATCTAATAATCAAGGTGATACAACTACTGATATATTAATTATATTAGCCATTACTTTAATCAACTTGTTGGAAACTCAAAATGTAACATTTATTTATCATAAAGATTCCAAGAATTCATTTTCAAATTTGTCAAAATTGGAGCGAAGTTTCAAGGAAAAGGATGAATTATGCATTTTAATGTCCATCTTTTTATCTCTCTTTTTGTGTCCAAAACCTGTATATTTTGCTTCACATTTTAATTTGAATTTTAAAACATTTAGGATTTGGTATTATCAGTTTGAAAACTGTCTAAATATGATTTATTCTGATTTAAATTGGAAATGTATTAAAGACGGGTTGTTTCAATACAATTCATCATATAAATTAAAAAATGCGTCTTTAATGGATACAATTGCCATTTATTCTTTGGAAGGTTATCGTGCGGTAATTAGTAAATTTTTATATAATAACACCGATTATACTATTGAAAGAAGCACACAGTTTGGACCTGCAAATGAAGTGATGAGTTTTGACATGAAAATGATAAAAATCGACAAGCATGTTTATGAATATTCTAGTTATCTTATATTGTGTCAAAAGCGAGTAAGTTTTTTACCAAGCGCTTTGATATCATTATATGTTTTGCCCTATCATATTGAATTTGATTTTGCAAAGTTAGAAGCAGGTATTGCAAATTACCAAATAAACAAATCCTATAAAATATTTTATAGGCAAGAATTTACTACTGTGCTTGATGAAATTAATAATGTAGTATCGTATCGTCCACATTTTTACAAAATGTTGCAACTAATTGATTCGTGGCGAGATTATATTAATCAGTGGAATTGCGGTTTGTTGAATTACCCTGTAATGGAAAACTATAATTCGATTGCAACTGAGTCATATTAAATACTGGATTTTGCATTAAAAATTTTAGATACGAAAACTTATTGCTTTCGGTTTGCCGCGGTGGTGTAGGAAGTGGAGCTTCGTGGATTACAAATTCATTTCCATCAAGGACTAAATATCGGTGAGATATATACCAATTGTAAAAATTATTGGTATTAATCATTTTTGGCATACGAAACCATTGCTGACCAGTTGTATTTAAACAAGTTATTGAAGAATCCTCACACGCAATAAAACATTTATAAGCATCATTGTAAACTTTCAAGACATTGGAAACTAGAGATTTTTCAAAGATAATTTCTTGTTTTTTTTCTGCATCCATTTTGACAAGTTGGACTTTTTTATTCAATAAACCTAGAAAGAAATAATACTCATCGGGTCCTGCAACATACACATTAAAGCTTTTGATAGCATCAGATACATTTAATTCGAATTGACCAATGACTTGTAATTGGTCAAGACAAAAAACACTAGTAGTGCCAATTGAATCCATTAAAAATAAATAATTTTGCAAGTGTTGAACATGAATAATTGGATGATTGGTCAAAGTCGAATGAAAACTATCCAAACATTCGGTTTGATTGTAAAGATGTACTTCTCCATTTCGACAGATAATGATTGCTTTTAATTGATCATTAAAAGTTTGTAACAAGGTCTTTGTAATTGAGCCATCACTTGAAAACAATGATTTATTATTAAGGTATACAACATTTTTCAGTCTTTTTTTGTCATAACAAGTCGTAATAATATGAGTATTATTATTCCAATGCTCAAAATCCATATCCTGAATATACTCGGTTGGATATTTTAATGTCCATGCCTTGGCATTGTATTTTCCTCTGATGCGTTCATGAATAAAAACTTGTTTGGATGCACTATGAAAAAAACCAAATAAACTTTCTTGCTTCTTGGCATTGACAAATTGGATATTTCCTTCTGGTAACAGTTTCTTGTGTTTAAATTTTCCATCCTTCCAAACATTGATAAGAGGTTGCCAGGTATGTGAAACTATTGCTAAACCGCTTAAAATAAGTATATTTAAAATTATATTTTTCATTGGAATATTTTTTGAAATTTAAAAAAATAAGAATTGCATTTTTTAAGTCTCGTTAAAAAATAATTTTGTATGCATTAAAAGATGTCCAAAAAATATGCAACTTTTAAAGAATTTGGAAGCGCTCTCAATCCCAACATAAAAAACCCCCTTAATGCATCAAATCCTTTAACCTATTGTCTTGTGCCATCATTAAACAGTCAATTTGTTCACGGTTCTTCCTCCGCCGGTATGCTCTATTCGAATCAAAATGCAAGCTGTATGGCCTTCATGTCAGGTCGTTGTATGAAGGAATGGGATGGATATTGTCAAGCTTATGTCGACCTGAATCAAGACACTTATTGGCCCAATATGGGTGTTATTGATGTCGCTGCATATAATAATGCAAAAAACTATTATAATGTGAAACCAACTATTGGTCAAGATTTGTTACGAAATACTTGTTATCGCAAATTTATCTTTGTTCCGGGACAAAAACCTACTTATACTCAATTTGATAGTAATGTTGCCAATTCACCCTTTATTGAAATTTACAACAATGAAGTAGCAGTGTATTCTTTTGTCAAAGATTTGGGTAATGCCAAGCTTATTGATAGTGATCCTCTTGTGCAAAAAATGCTTGAAAATCCATTGGTTTGTATGGATGTTATTGGTCGAATTTACTTGGCCTATAAAAATAAAGAAAATGGTATTGAAAATCAAATAAAAGATTCCATCATTGAAAAATATTTCAAATTAAATGAAAAAGCCTTGGATGCATTTGTCGGTCAAGCTCAAACTATTGTTCCATCTTTCCAATACTATAACAATTTATACGGTTGGACTTCCTAAAAACAATTTTCTTTTCCAAATTTCAACGACCAACTCGTGACTCTCCAAAGTTTTTGGATCATTAAAGGAATTCTTTTTATAAATATCATTCAGCTCTTGTCGATAGTCAATAATTTCTTGAATCTCTTTTAAAAGAGCTTGATCCACCGACTCGATACTATCTATATCACGATACAGATTGATTATTTTTTTACATTTTTCGCAATTGTGAAATTTTTCTTTATAGTGATCCATTAAACTTGCAATTACTTTTTTTTCAATTCCTTTCAATATATATTGTTTATTTTGTATTATATTTTTAATCGAATAGGGTAAAGTTTTGAATTTTACATAATCCAAAAAAGTATATCCATTTGTATCTTTGATGGAATAATCCAAATCAAACTGATTTAAATATTCAATAAAAAAAACATCATCCTTTTTAATAAACGATATATTCATTATATAATCATGGAGTGGAGTGTTTCCTGCATCACTGCTAAGACCTAGCCCACAAGATTGTTTAAACTCTTGACTATAATTTTCCAATAAATAAAAGATCATCTTTTGAGATTCGTGTGCGACACTAAAATTACGATGAGCAAATCGTTCGCGGCCAAAATTCCAAAATAATTTGTGCACAAAAGTGTATCCATGGGGGTGATATTCATTCAATTTTGAATATTGATTGTTTGTTAAAAAATCTTGCAAGTCCTCTAGAGAAGTAATATTATAAATGGTGGGAATATTTTCATCTAATTTTGACAAATGACAATATCTACACAAATTTTCCTCATTTTCGCTTCTATCGGGTATAATTCTAACATTGTAATCACGCATTTTTGTTATTAATTTTAAAAAATTAATAAAATACATCAAGTTTTACTTTTTAATGTACTCGGGCGCATTCTCGATCGAGGCGGCAAGATCGAGTCCCAAATATTGAATAAAAGAAGTATTGTCATCGGGAATACCCGATTCACGACGAGCTTGCATATATTTATCCTTGTATTTATTGACAAATTCAGGCTCCTTTTCATCAATTTCCTTGATACGAGCAGTCGCCTTGTCAAACGAATCCTTCATTTGTTCCATCTTGGTCTTGGTTTCGTGGAATGTCCATACCAATTGAGCGCGCTTGACATTTTCGGTAATGTACTCGTCAAAGATATCTTTGGGCTCACCAGCTTGGGCTCTCTTGGATTCTTCTAAAAGCGCCTTTTCACGCTCTTTAATATCCTCTACTTCGCCTCTTTCAGCTTTTTTCTTGTTGAGAATATCCTCACTAATGACATCGGTCGTCTTTTGACGAATATCAATCTTTTTGACCTCGTTGGCAAAACCTTCCGAAGTAGTGACTGGGAATGGTCTTCCAACATAGGCGTGGTATACCTCGTGATAAGAATCGACATTGCGGATGAGAAATTCGGCGCGCTCGTTGGCCTCTTCTTCGGTAGCATAGACACCACGAACTTTCATCATTCCGTAAATGTTGTCTTTATCAGGTTTGGCACCTGACGAGGGAACAAAAGAAACAAGGGCAATTTTTTGATTGGGTTGATAAGGATCCGCATAATAACGATCCACTTGCGCAAAAGTAATATCTTTGGATTTGACTTCCATGGCTTGTTGAATTTGGTCGGCGTTTAATGGCTCCTCAACATTTTTTGGTGCATAAGGCATATTTTTACGATCAGAAGGGGAAACTAGAGAATGCATTTTTATAATGTTTTACACTCTTTTAAGTTAATTTAAAAATAGTTGTTTGGAAATACAAAACATGATACACGATTATGTATTAGCTTTATTAACATTAGCCGTCTCCAAAACAAAACGAGAGGATTGGTTATTTACCTTTTTGGATAAAATTGGACTTGGTGTACAACAATTTAAATTAAAATGTAAGCAGGACAAAACAACTTGGTATTCTATCTCTTATCTTGAAAATAATGCCGTATATACCAATTTGTATTTGGATCAAAAAATAAAAGATACGCGCGACGAGTTGGAAAGCGTACAAGATGAACAGTGCAAACATTATAAAGAACAATGGCTACACATTTTGGAATATTTAAAAACGGATAATGAATCGACTCGTCAATGGGTGAATGAATTATTTCCAACCAAAAATCAAACTACAGTTGTTGACAGTGATTGGTTGGTAAAGTTTTCAGATTATTGCGAGGCGGACCAATTAGAATTTTTTTGTGGGATTGAAGGTGAAAAACCAATCAAAATAAAATCATACATGTTTTTTATTGAATCGATAGACTCGCTCTTTAAAGCCAAAGTCAATCCCTTTGATAGGCAAAATCAGCAATCGTTTATTTTGGTCACGACTTTTGAAAATATGCTGATTCGTGTTTGTGGATACTCAAATGTTACGGTCACCAAGCAAGAAATTGAAAAGACCAAATTCAAAGTGTTGGCCAAATTAATGTAAATTTTATTTTTAAATTTTGCAAAAATAAAATGCCTAGAATTTCCGTAAGACAAATTCACAACTATTCTGTTGGTATTACTGACGTTGAAAAAACAATTGCTCAAAGTTTATTGAATCGTAAAAGAGTAACAGTCGATCCAGATAATGTTCAAGTGTTTAAAAAGCTGACTATTCTGCCAAACTGTGAAAAATTAACTTGTGACAGTATGGAATTGGAAGTTTTACCGCACTTACCAGTATGCACAAGATTAGAATGCCAATTTAATCAATTAACACAATTACCCGCATTACCACAATGTACAGTATTAGACTGCTCTTATAATCAATTAATCGAATTACCTGCGTTACTACTTTGTTCGGAGCTATGGTGCTCCGGGAATCAATTAGCACAATTACCTGCCTTACCACAATGTTCGACGCTTAGTTGCTTTAATAATCTATTAAGAGAATTACCTGCATTACCACAATGTTCGGAGCTATGGTGCTCCGGGAATCAATTAACACAATTACCTGCATTACCACAATGTTCGGTGCTATGGTGCTCCGGGAATCAATTAACACAATTACCTGCCTTACCACAATGTTCGACGCTTAGGTGCTACAATAATCAATTAACAGAATTACCTGCCTTACCACAATGTTCGACGCTATGGTGCTCGAATAATCAATTAACACAATTACCTGCCTTACCACAATGTATAGAGTTAGACTGCTCCTATAATCAAATAACAGTTATACCACCATTACCGAATTGCCCAAACCCAATTATTCATCACAACGCTATTTTACAGATACCACATTATCAAACGAATCGTACTTGGTGGGACTCTCAACAACAACGACAGACCAAACAACAGCTCAAAAAACAATTAACCCAACAACAGAAAAAACAAATTCAAAAAACCGATCCTATTTCATTGCAGCAATTTCAAAGACCTGCTTTAGGGAATGATTTTGCTATTTATGACTATTCAACATTATCTCATGTTCCCTTTAAAGGAGTACGCGGGCTTGATGTAAACCGTTCAGTACCGTTAAAACAAGCGGTTGCAAAATATAAAGCACAGCAAGACGAAGAAAAAAAGAGAAGCATGAAGAAGGATATTGCCAAGTATATTGAAATATTGCAATCCCTGAGAGGATATGGTTTGCAACAGTTATTTGGTCAACAAGAATAATTAAAATCGAATCGATCCGATTGTTCTTGGAAATTCAATAACATCTCGAATGTTTTCCATTCCTGTCAACATCATTAACAATCGACTCATTCCAATACCAAAACCACAATGTTCTACAGATCCATATTTGCGTAAATCTAAATAGTACTCCAAATCGGACGAGCCATCTGCTTTTACTAGGCCGTGAGTTTTCATGGATTCCAACAATTTCTCATAATCCGATATTCTGCATGATCCTCCTAAAACTTCACCAATACCAGGAACCAATAAATCACAACATTCCACAGTTGGAACTGATAAAATTGGATCAACTTCACTTGATTCCTTCATATAAAAAGCTTTTATATCTTTCGGATAATGCGTCACAAATACTGGTTTTTTCAAAATCACATCCGTTAAATATCTTTCGTGTTCCGATTTCAAATCAAAAACACCATGTTCAGGTAATGCAACTTCAAATTGATGACCCTCTGCTTGGACTTTTAGAAGAGTTTGCATTACTTCCGAATACTTCATGCGTGCAAAATCTACGGTCAATAAATCATCAAGATATTCTACAAGTGTTGGTTTGAATTTATCCGCACTTGCGCGTTTTTGATAATAAAACTGATCTAAGAATTGCATATCGATGAAACACTTTTGCATCAGCTGTTGAATGCAATATTTTATATACTCTTCGGCTAAATCCATGTTATCGGATAAATCAGCAAAAGGTATTTCGACTTCTAGCATTGTAAATTCAGCAACATGTCTTGATGTTTGTGAGGGGTCAGCCCTAAAGGCTGATTGATAGCAATAAACACCACCAAGCGCTAAACAATAGGTCTCCAAAGCTAGTTGGCCACTCACTGTAAGATATGCTGGTGCTTTGAAAAAATCATCGGAAGGCAAAGCCTTTGCAATTTTGGTCTTTTCCGATAGTAATGTTGTAACTTGAAATGCTTCACCACCGCCTTCACAATCGTTTTGTGTAATCTGAGGTGGTGCGACTAAGATGAAATGCTTTTCTTGTCCATAAAAATCATGCGTTGCCATAGCCAACTCGTGTCTCATGCGAGCAATCGCACCAAATGTGTTGGTTCTTGGTCGAAGATGGGGAATGGTTCGAAGAAATTCCAAGGTAATTTTACCTTTCGATGGCAATGGGCTGATTCCAATGATTCCTCCGCAAATTTCCAAATCGGAGGAACTTGATAAATTTAATTCAAATGGTTGCGCAGGAACAGGACTTTCAACTAAAGTCCCACAAGCAATCACGGAGCAACCAAAAGCTAGTTTCACACTCTGTTCCTCTGATAAGATTTTACTATCAAATACAACTTGAATGTGTTTTAGCGTTGACCCATCGCTTACAGATAGAAATGTCATATCTTTTTGACTTCTAAATGTTCTGACCCATCCCTTAACTGTGACATTTTTTCCAATCAATGATTGATAGGATTGATAAATGCTTGATATACTGCTGCTCGACATTATTATTGAAAACTGTTTTTAAACACAAAGCAAAAATAAAAATGATAATCAGTTTTAACGATATTATGTACACGCCCTAACAATATTTAAAATATCTATTTTTGATAATATTCGATGATTTATGATTTTGTATTTGTGGAGATACATTCCAGCTGTTGCAGAGCAAAAAAATAAAAGTTTGTTAGTAGCAAGTTTCAGTTCACACATTCCCGTCGATAAAAAAAAATTATCAATTTTTGAAAACGCTCAAATAATAAATGAAAAAAGTAAAAGTCTCAAAATTAATACCAGGAAAATTTTATTT